TAGACAAACGTCAATTGAGTATCAAGATTACCGCCAATAGTTTATACGGACAATGTGGTGCAAAAACAAGCACCTTTTATGAAATGGATGTGGCTGCATCTACTACCGCGGTTGGAAGAAAATTATTGATTTATGGAAAAGATGTCATTGAAACGGTGTATAAAGATGCCACCGTAGAAACAAAATACGGTCCTATGCAGACCAATGCAGAATACGTCTATGGAGATACAGATTCCGTGTTCTTTACCTTTCACTTGACTCAAGATGGCAAAAAACTGGAACCACAAAAGGCGTTGGAGGTCACGATAGACTTGGCACAAGAAGCTGGACACTTAGCCACCATGTTTCTCAAGAAGCCGCATGATTTGGAATACGAGAAAACCTTTCTCCCCTTTTGTCTGTTGTCTAAAAAAAGGTATGTGGGAATGCTCTACGAGTTTGATGCAACCAAATGTAAGTGTAAATCCATGGGCATTGTATTGAAACGTCGTGATAATGCGCCTATTGTCAAAGATGTCTATGGCGGTATTATTGACATCTTGATGAAGGACAAGAACATTGACAAGTCCATTGATTTTCTACAGAAGCAGTTGACTCAACTTTCTGAAAAAAAGGTCCCTATAGAAAAGCTCATTATCAGCAAGTCCCTTCGGTCCTTTTACAAGAATCCGAAACAAATTGCTCACAATGTTTTAGCGGAACGAATTGGAATTCGTGACCCTGGTAACAAACCAGCTCCTGGTGACCGTATTCCGTATATCTATATTTTAAACGCCTTGTCCAAGTTACAAGGTGAAAAAATAGAGATACCTGACTATATCAAGGACCACAAATTGAAGATTGATTATGGTTTCTATATCTCTAATCAGATTATGAAACCTGTATTACAAATATATTCACTCATCTTGTATGATATGAAAGAATTTCGTCGTAGGAAACCATCCTTTCTGATGGAACTGGAAACCCTTCGTTCTAGTCTTGAGCATGATAAATACGAGAAAAAGGTCCAACAAATGAAATTAAAAGAAGTAGAGAAAATATTATTTGAGAAATATCTGAGAGTGGACAAGAATATCAAGGCAGGAAATCAGGCGATTACTTCGTTCTTCAAATGATTATTTGTAATACCAATTCATAGAAATATAATCATTCATATTGCCAGATAATCCAGCGGTACTTAGACTTTTTAGATTTGGACCTTTTCCATAGAGGCTTTGAATTTCATCATATCCCAGAGCATTGTTAAAATATCTCAGACTAGAGATAGAGCCATTAAACCCGTCATTGGAGTCTCCTACCACTACATCATAGTAGTTTTGTCTCGGAACATTATTTAATATTTTTCTTTGGGTCATGACACCATTGATATAGATATCCACCGTGGTCTGTTGTACCCGAATGGTTGCACATACCCATTTTTGAACGGGAACATTTTCAATGGTAATAGATTCAGCAAATTCGGCGCTGGTTTTAGAGCTTCTAAACGTATTCAATAATAATACGAGATTTACATGGTTATTCAAACGGGTGGGTGCAACTGAATTTGGAAATACCGAATCATTTTGTCTGTTTTGTGTAATAAATAGACCAGGAGAACTATTGAAAATATTAGAACAACTACGGTCTGGACAATTAGAGGGTATATTCAATTGCAAATTTACATTATCAGACCCCTTTGAAAAGATACGACTATAAGAAGGCGAATTATCATTCAAACTGTCTATAAAAAACCACACGTTCCATGTAAATTCTATTCCCTGGTCTTCATTGATGGACCGATAAATAGGTACAGATACTTTATTGTTTGGATTGACTGAAATTTTGGTCGTCTTATTTGCAGGCATCATACCATCCATTAATATAGGATTCTTAGATGTTCCCATCATAGATTGAATGACCACACATCCCATATGAAATAAGAATAGGAACAGCATGAGTATCACTACAAAAAAGACAACTTTACTTATCGCCGTATTAGATTCTGAAAATTGTTTTGCAGCATTTGTTAGCTTGTTGTATTTATCTACAACTGGTTCTGGAACTTTATCCGTTGCATCTTTGATTGCATTCTTTATTTTACCACTTACATTCTGGGCCTTTTCTTTAATACCTTCTACGACTTCTTTACTTTTCTGGGCTACATTTGACACCTTTTGATTAATGCTATTTTTTAGCTCTCGTGTAATATTTCTAGAGTTTCTAGAACTATTTTCCATTATATATTACAAGAGATTTAAATCCAAAACCTCTTTATTATCTTGATAAAATTTAAAGGAAGCATTGTAACGATTCAACATTGACCCAAGTAAATTAGTAGTAGGACCTTGTTTATATATATTCCATACATCCTGTGGAGTGATAATTCGTCCATAGTAACGAGTAAGTCCGATTTTACCACTAAATCCAGGATTAGAGGCCAGAGTCAAAGCACCTGTATTGGTTTTTGTATTGACTGGATTGAAAATGGGAAAGGCATGTACATCTGTATCAATGAGCTTTCCGTTAATGTACGTGTCTGTATTGTTTGTATTAAAACAGGTCGTGATACAAACCCACTTCTGTATGTTTATGTTAGGAATTGTAATCGTTTGAACGGATGTTTGAATGCTTGCAGCATTTAAGTAGACATCGTATTGAACAATCAGGTTATTTTCATATTGGTCTAACATAATCTTTGTAGAATTTGCACCATTTCTTTGAAAATCCAAAATGTTCTTATACAATCCAAAATTGCTATTCCAATCATCTATATAAATCCAAGTAGAAAGAGTATACGTCTGGTCTATGGATGAAAATTTATCCGCTGGATAAACAAAAGAAGAGGATGCATCTATAGGAGTGTCTTTTATTTCGTAATAACTTTTGAAAAAAGATAGATTAATTAAGAAGTAGATTCCTAAGAAAAACAAGAATACAATCAGTACCATTTTAACGGTACCTGATACTTGTTCCATAGATACTAAATAAAACCCTACGAATAGAATCAGTAGAATTATAAAGGCCGTAAATGATAATAAATTCATTATACTATACAGGTATTTTTTTATTATGGAAAGTTTTATAAATATCATTTATTTTACGAACACTGATAGGTAATTCATAGTATTTCATGTTACAAATACCGCCTATGTTTTTATTTTCACTAGAACCTACTATTAAAATATCATGAGGGTCTAATTTGGTTAAAACATCTGGATAAGTACCTACTAAGTTGTTATTGATAAATATATCCAATGAGCCATATCTATAATTCATAACAATAAAATTCCAACGTTGATATAAAATAGAGGATGTTTTATAAAGAATTTGTTGCTCAGGTTTTCCATAATTTAACGCAATCATTAAAGACGAATCTACTGGGTCAAAATAAATAGAAGGTCTGGTACCAAAGGAATATATCCGTTGTACCTTAGTATCTTCAATTTGATGTAGATAAATCCATGATGTAATTGCATAATGATAGCTATACTGATGTACTTTTTCTTTATTACCGAACCAAAGATGAGGTATACTTCGGACGGTATCCCATGAAGCAAAGAAGACAGAATGGAGGTATTGGGCCTTTTCAAGTACAGTAAGAATCTGCGGATGGTCTTTTACAAACTGTATCATACGTTTCTTCAAGTCTTCGGGTGAATATGCATTTTTTGCACTATTGTCATACTCTTTCATACGTTTTTCTAACAATTGCCATGGAATTGCTCTAGAATCTTCGTTTTGAATAGATGTGAAGTTTTCAATTTTTGGAAGATAATAAGGCAAGGTGATAGCATCAGGAAGAATAGATAAATTGAGCGACGCATCTGCTGTTTTTTGTAGTTTAATGGTTGAAGGACGACTATTCATTTGTATGTCCAGGATTTGTTGGAACCATTTATCATAAAAGGGTCTCTTGTCTTGTATTTTTTCATTGAGTGCTTCAGACGTAATAGACAATACATCCGTGTTCAAGGGAAGAGATTTATCTAGTAAAAAAATGCCTTCATTTTTGTATTGGTTTTTTTGATAAAACGGTATAACATAAAAAACGATGACATAGACGACTAAACAAATAAATACAATAAATACAGTAGAGGGTGTGTCTGTATAATCCTTTTTTATAAATTCAATCATATCCGTGATTAAACACGGAATGTACATAATGATGTTTTTGAGTAGCTCAAAATGGGGATTATTAAAAGATACTTGTTTGGTATAGGCATTTAGAAGCGTTAAAAGTAATATCAATAATCCTATGGTAACCGAAAAAGATAAACTAAAGGAAAGCATAATACTCTTTTCTATTCCTTTATATACAATATAGCCAACAAAGGATATCATAAGGAGATAAAATAGATAATACCCGTATTTTACAAGATACTTTGAAAAATTTATCCATACCTCCTTAGAAGTATCCGATTTAAAGATATCATGAGACATGTAGTATTCTATAAAAATGAAGAATCCTAACACAACGACCATGCATAATAACATCATAGGGATTCTGGCAAAATTTAAAATATAATAAGGATTCCTATAAAAGATATAGAAGAAAAAGGATAATAGAATAAAAAAAATAAAGAATAAACTTAGATAGTTTGCCCCTGGAGTATCCATTGTTATATTAGTTATATATTTTCCATGGATGTTTTTTCTCCGTGACAATTTCTACATAAAGCCACTAAATTCTCAACGTCATTTGTTCCACCTTGGTCCAACCGTTTTACATGGTCTACTTCAAACCATGCGGTCAGTTGTTGTTTACATTGTTTGCATTTCCAATTCTGTTGAGACGCAATGTATTTTTTCTTTGTCTCACTTACACTCCTTTTATGGGTTCTGCTAGAAGAAGTTATCTTTTCAATAGAACGACATTGGGACTGTGTTTCTGTATCTTTTTCAAAAAAAGGTTTTATCATATCTTTGGATTGTTTGTCTATAGGCAAAACATGAATATAGTTTTTAACGGTATTCATGGCATTCCAACTATCACTTGGACTACGATTCATTACGATAAAAACCCCTATACCAAAAATAGCAATGACGCCAATCTTGTAATACTTTGTATGCTTCTTGAAGCTATTTACGATAAAATTATCATGATACGTATTGTAAATGAGTCCTCCTGTAATAAGTAATACAATAAATTTAATGTTCATATTATTGTAGATAGAAAATAAATATACAAATACACTAGCGTAATCTATAGAGAAGATAGACTAGACAACTGATGACTATAAAAAATAGAATAGAGTGTATTCTTTTGTGAACGGAATAGTTTGTAGAATAGACTTCTTGGTCATAATCCTCTCTGGATTTAAACGTTTGTTTGATACGTTTATGAAAAGAAGAATATAACAAGTATCCATAATCTTGGAGTGTATCTGGAGAATCCCAATAACAGTCCAATGGATAAGTTTGTATGATATCAAAAAATAGGTTTTGATATTTTTCAGGAATAAAATAAGGCATCGCTTCAATCAAATGTTTTATTTTCTTTTTATTTGGTTTGGATGCCTCATAATGCAGACAAACATACCGTAAATAATGAAATACAATATCAAATGGAGAATGATTCATATAAGAAATAGATATAAATAATTATGCAATCCTTTTCTAATATGGAGACAAAAAAATATTTATGCAATAACTGTGGAAATTACGGGCATTTATTTTATAACTGTAAAAAACCTATTACCAGTATAGGTATCATTTGTTATCGTCACAATACGGAAGGAAAAACAGAATTTTTATTAGTACAACGAAAAGACACGCTCGGCTATGTAGATTTTTTGAGAGGAAAATTTTCAGAGACCAATTATTTTCAACTGAACAATATTTTACGTGAAATGACGGAAGAAGAGTTCAAACTTATATTGACATGTGAATACAAAGAATTATGGTATAAACTATGGAATAAAGTCACAGAAACATACGATGTGAAGAATGAAGAGAAATACAATCTGATTAAATCTAGAAATCCAGAACTTTTTCACTCTTCTTTATGGAAAGAGCCTGAATGGGGGTTCCCTAAAGGGAGACGAAACTTTAAAGAGCGTGATTTGGAATGTGCTATGAGAGAATTTGAAGAGGAAACAGGGTATGATAAAAAAAATATACACTTAATCAAAAATATGAATCCATGTGAAGAAATATTTACGGGGTCTAATTTGAAATCGTATAAACATCGTTATTTCTTGTCTTATATGAATTATCAAGACACCTTAAATGATAAAAATTATCAAAAAAGTGAGATTGGTTTCATGAAATGGTTCACGTATGAGGAAGCCATTCAAAAAATAAGACCCTATAATCTAGAAAAAATAGAATTATTAAAAGACATTCATACCCTGATGGATAAAAACATTATTTTTTAATATGAAATAACTATAAATGCCAGAAATATATCCACATCTGGATGACCCACAATTACAAAAAAAAATAACCTTAAAGAAAGAATTCAGTCGCAGTAGATATGATGGTGAAATCAAACCCGTTCTTGAAAAATCTATGACCATGTGCAAAAAAACCTCTGGTTTTGAGTTAAGTCCGCATCAAGAGTTTGTTAGAAAATTTATTTCTTATCAAAATCCATACAATAGCTTACTTTTATATCATGGATTAGGAAGCGGTAAAACATGTTCGGCCATTAGTATCACGGAATCCTTACGCATGTACTCCAAATATATTCCTAATTTTAAAAAAATACTTATGGTTGCTTCTCCTAACGTACAAGAGAATTTTAAACTTCAGTTGTTTGACCCTTCTAGACTAACACGGGTGAATGGACTATGGAATCTACACGGATGTGTAGGAAATTCACTATTGAAAGAGTTGAATATTGACGAATCTCAATCTATGAATCGTGATGATTTAATTCACAGGATTAAGAAGATTATAAAGGATAATTATTCTTTTATTGGATATGGTAGTTTTGCTAATTTTATAGAAAAACAATTGGCTACTAAAAACCCTAAGAAACTTCAAAATACATTTCATTCCCGAGTTGTAGTGATAGATGAAATACATAACATTCGTATTACCGAGAAATCATCGGATAGTATAGGAAAAAAAATAGCTTCTATGTTAAACAAATTAGTGTACTATGTAAAAGGAATCAAGTTCATCTTTTTAACTGGAACTCCTATGTACAATGACCCGAGAGAGATTATTTATCTATTGAATTTGATGAACCTCAATGATAATCGTCCTTTATTAAATATTAAAGAAGTATTTACAGAGACAGGAGATTTGAAACCAGGTGGAAGAGAAAAAATAATTGAAAAGGCAAATGGATATGTTTCGTATGTTCGTGGCGAGAACCCCTACGTGTTCCCGTATTTGGTTACGCCCTCTATGTATAAAGACCCTAATTCTTCCAAGTTGTCTCCTAGTCCAACAATGCAGTTCAATCAAAAAAAAATAGTTACTCCTATACAACATCTTGATTTATACAGGGTTCCTTTATCCGAGATACAAGAAAGGGCGTATAAGACGGCCATTGAACAGATTGAAGAAAAGAAAACGGAAGACTTTGAACATCTAGATTCGCTAGGATACAATGATTTAATGAAACCTATTCAGAGTCTTTTCATCAGTTATCCAACCGAAAAAGGATTTCTCACAGGGGACGAAGGATTACAACATGTCATGGATTATCGCGAATCGTTGAACCCGCCCTCTAGAAATGAGTTTACTTATAAAAATACCAAATTAAAGGATATGTTTCGGTACGAGAACATTGAAAACTACAGTTCTAAAATAAAAGCATTACTTGACCAGATTATTGAATCCAAAGGTATTGTTCTTATTTATTCTCAGTATATCAACGGTGGTCTAGTCCCTATTGCACTTGCCCTAGAAGAATTAGGCTTCAAACGTTACGGTGAAAAATCCAAGACTTTATTCCGAGACAAAAAGAACGACCTCAATGTATATAATTTGAAAAAAGACGAATCTTACAATGGAAAAAATCAAAAGGCAAGATACGCTATGATTACAGGCGAAAAAATGCTTAGTCCAGACAATAATGAAGAAATCCGAGCATTAACTCACGAGAATCATGAAGGTCAGAACATCAAAGTGGTATTAATTTCTCAAGCAGGAACCGAAGGGATAGATTTGAAAAATGTAAGACAGGTTCATGTCATGGAACCATGGTATAATTTAAATCGTATAGAGCAAATCATTGGACGGGCTAGAAGAAATTGCAGCCATATTGATTTACCTCTGGACGAACGTAATTTTATGTTATTTTTATATACATGTGTCCTAAAAGACCCAAAGGTGGAGTCGTTGGATAGTCTACTCTATCGTATGGCAGAAAAAAAATCTGTAAAGATTGGAGTCATTAGTCGTATTTTGAAATCTGTTTCTGTAGATTGCTTACTGAACAAAGAACAGCAAAATTTTTCAAAAATGACAGAACGGATGACTCTTTTAATAAGCAACGGTAAAAAAATAAGATACGAAGTGAAAGATAAGACTTTTAGTAGTTTATGTGATTATACTGAACCATGCGAATATGAATGTATCAATAAAATAAATCCAACCGATAAAGAAGACCTATTGACTTATTCCTATAAAGATAGTCAAAATAACAAACTAGAAGATAAGATTAAACAATTGTTTATCAAGAAGCATGTCTATCAAAAGAATGAAATTGTTCAATTGCTTAAATATCCTGCGGAAGAAATTGCAAGAACATTTACAGACATGATTGAAAACAAGACCCCGATTAGTGATAAATATTCTAAACTAGGTTACCTAGTAAATATTGCCGACCTTTATTTATTTCAACCTGTTGAATTAAAAGATTCAAGAACCATGTTATATGACCGTATACGACCTATCCCTGTAAAACATAAATCTTTTACATTGGTACAAGAAAAACAAGTCATTGAATCCAAACTCATGGCGGAATTAGAAACATTATACAATCACGCAACCATTTCACAAGAAGACGTAGAAGAAGATTGGTATCAATTGTATCCTAAAGCATGTGAATATGTCTATGAACATACTGACATTAAACCAAAAGAATTAGACCTTTATTTGATTGAACATTTATGCGACCAACTTACCTCAGAAAAAGAACTAGAAGTTCTTCAAACAATTTATACGCAAGAATTAAATGTTTTTCAACGTAAACTAAAGAATTATTATGATAGTTGTATCGTAGAACGAGAGGATATGAAAGCCATCGGTCTTATAAATAAAGAAGGAAATCGCAGTGTATTAGAAATCTATAGATGGAATCAGGAAGGTTTGAAATGGAGAAAAGCAACTCCCACTGAAATTGGGTTGTTTAAAGACATGTATACATTGAAAAATGCTCCAATGCATTCTACCATTGGGTTTATGGGATTTTATACAGACAACTCCTATCAGTTTAAAATTAGAGAAAGAAAGAATCCTGATGTAAGAGGAAGTTATTTACTTATCAAAAAAAAAAGTGATATTATTGACTTCTTAAACGAGGTGATTTTGAAGAAAAATGTATTTTCCAAAGAAAACACAAAAAGAGATAACATTACACGGACGGAGCTAACCATATTGGCTGAACTTTACATGAGACATCTAGACCGTGTCAGTAAAGAACGTTATTTTTTATCTAAAATGGAATATCATTTGTATATAGAAAAAAATTGAATAAAAACATAACATAAACAAAGACAGTACAAACATGTTTTCAAGAGTCTCTATTGAAGAGACTATCCTTATTCCCTATCAGGAGTGTTCTTCGCCTGACAAATACTTTATTTCGTATGCAAAAGATAAACTAGAAGGAAAATGTAGAAAAGAGGGGTATTTATCTATAGGAAGCATGACCCTAGAATCTTATTCGTGTGGCTTATTGTATGCGGATTCAGTCGCGTTTGACGTAATATTTCAAGCGGATGTGTGCAATCCAGAAATAGATACGGTCATAAATTGTAAAATCATGAATAACACAAAGATTGGTATTCGGGGAATTTATCAAGAGGTAGATAATCCAATCATATTCTTTGTGAGCAGAGAGCATAATCCAACCAAAAATTTTGATGAGTATTTTATAGGCCAAAGTATAAAGGTAAAAATTATAGGCACACGGTTTGAACTAAACGACACCTCCATTTCTTCCATATCAGAAATAATATAAATACCTATTCATTGTATTTTTAATGAATTATGATTTAGATAAAATGACAAGAATTATTGAGAGTTTCTCAAAAGACGAACATGTACATCTTTTAAAAATCATTATACAAAAAGATTCAGTCGCTGTAAGTGAAAATAGCAATGGAACTTTTGTACAAATGGACGAAGTTTCACAGGAGACCATTGGTCATATTAAAAAATACATTGATTACGTTCTACTTAAAGAATGTGATATTAAAAAGATTGAAGAAACAAAGGAGAAACTAAAAAATAATATAAATGAATAAATCAATCTTATGGAATGATAGCTTCTTGTTCACCTTTTTTTATGAAAAGTAGTTTTGACATTACGCATGTACCTCGTAAAAAAAAGAAAATACGCACACCACCTAGTTTATTCACTCAATTCTATAAGAGAGTGAATCAAATAGACCGTACGACAATGGAAGACACTCTATACAACGAATGGAAAGAAAGAACTCTATTGGCTGAAAAAATAGAAAAAGAAGGGTTAAAGTTTAAAAAAAGAGAACTGATATTAAATAATCTGGTATACGAGAAAGAAATCTCACTGGATACTCTATCGGTATTATGCAATCATTATCGTGTAAATGTCATCTATATCAAAGGACGAACGTTTGTAAAAATGGGACAATCTGAGAAGCCATTTCTCTACATGAATGAATTCAATCAATTTACAGACGAAATAGAAGTTCAGCATTATTTGGAAATTACGCTTGAGAAGCCATTGAAATCAGTAAGTTATTACCTGTTGTCTCAACTACAGGACATGTCTAGACGTCTCTTATTGCCTGTAGAACAGTACAAGAAACAAGACCTGTATAATTCTATCAAACAAGTATTGGTAAAATTATATAAAATTGAAGAATGAAATAAATCAATAGTAATATATATACTATGAGTCTAAATGCCGCCTTATCGGTCTATGAAACGTTTCTCAATTTCAAGTTTGACAAACGAACCTCTAAACCCGTTGAAGAATACGATTTGAGAAAGACAAATACTCATTTGGAAGGCGAAATAAGATTTTATTCTATTGACAAAATGCAGTTTGAACGTATTTATGATACGTTGATATCCTATGGCTTTGTGAAGAGTAAAGAAGAATATCAGTTGAAGGTGATTCATTATATGAGTGATAACATGTCTAAAATACGTTGTGAATTGAATGATCTTACACACATCAGAGAATTTTGTAAAACAAACGTACTTCCCATGGAGACAAAATATATGTTGAAACAAAAAATGGAAGAATATCCAACCTATTATGATAATAAGGAATTTCAATTTCGCTTTGCCATACAAAAGGAGATTGAGTTGGATGCAAATGACAAAAGAATAGATGAAATACAGACCAATTCAAGTGTATCTGATAAGAGTTTTCGCTACATGAATCGTGTGATGCTAACACATCCAGATATGCCTGAAATCCAGGTGGATTTGAGTATTGTCAAATCTGTAAACAACCGCGGTGAGTTGGTGAAGGAAAAATCATTTTCTACAAGCAAACTGTTTTCACAGCAAGAAACTTATGAAGTTGAAATAGAATTGGTCAACTTGGATTATATTCATAAAACTATTTTCAGTCAAAAACAACCACAAAAGATTCGGAAAAATATCCATAAAACGATTCGGTATGTGCAATGTGGGATACAGAACACGTCTTATCCTATTTCTAAAAAAGAACAGAACGAAGTGTTAGATGAATATTTAGGTCTGCTCTTTGTAACCGATAAACCGAAACAGATTGACACGAAGAATTTTATTGGCCCCTCTTCTTATACCTTGCAACAGATGAATGTTATCAATGACCCTGACAATAAATCACCCTGTATCTTAAACGATTTCTGTGTCACTGAAAAAGCCGACGGAGAAAGAAGACTTTGTATGATTTCACGTACAGGTCGTATCTATATGATAGATACCAATATGAAAGTTCAATATACGGGGTGCATGACAAGCAAGACTGAATTGCAAGCATCTCTGTTAGATGGAGAGTTTATACCCTATGGAACACAGCATACTGTATTGGATTTGTATGCTGCATTTGACATTTACTTTTATAATGGAAAGAATACCCGAAAAGAACCCTTTTACAGCAAAACAGATAAAAAAAATAGATACGACCGTCTGCGTTTGATTATGCGACATTTACAAGAGACGGTAGAATTTGAAAATGACGCAAATGTCATGAAATTCCGTGTCAAAGAATTTCAAATGTCAGACGAAACCACGCCCATCACAGAATGTTGTAAAAAACTATTTCATAAAATAGACACGGGAGTTTTTGAATATGAAAACGATGGGCTCATCTTCACCTCCATGTCTTTGGGCGTAGGTATGGAAAATCCAGAAGATAAAATAAAGAATTATAAATACACTTGGACACACAGTTTCAAGTGGAAGCCTCCAGAGTTTAATACGATTGACTTTCTAGTTCAATGGAAAGAGAAGCATTACATTGCTTCCAATAAAACTCAAAATACAGAACCCTATCAATTAGTGCATTTATACGTAGGACATGACCCTAAACAAGGATTGATAAATCCGCAAGATTTATTGTTTCAGGGAAAAGTGCCAAACGTTGGCGCCTCTTCTGGATATACAAAAACTTTATTCATACCAAGTGACCCATACGATGGTAAGGCATACCAAGCTTATTTACCCATGTATGATAATCAAGGTACTCTTATGCCTTTTACAGAAAACAAAGAAGTTGTTGAAAACGACAGTATTGTAGAGTTTAAATATATTTTAACAGAAGACAAACGATTTAGATGGGTTCCATTAAGAGTACGTTACGATAAAACAGCAGATTACAGGAAAACCAATAAAAATTTTGGAAACTCCTACAACGTGGCCAATAGCAATTGGTACAGTATCTATCACCCCATTACAAAAGAAATGTTATGCGACCAAGCTCTTTTACCTACCTTCAATGACCTGGACCAAAAAGTATATTACAATCGTTCAGGTGCCAAATCCTTTACCCGACAACTTAGAAACTTTCATAATTTATTTGTCAAGAGCACCTTGTGCGACTCCGTGATGAAACGCAATTGTACCATTATTGATTATGCCGTTGGAAAGGGTGGAGATTTATCCAAATGGATGAATAACAATCCAGCCTTTGTCTTGGGAATAGATATATCCAAAGATAACATTCACAATACTAAAGACGGCGCATGTGCTCGTTATCTTGAATTAAAAATGCGTAAACGAAATTTGTTTGACGCTCTGTTTATTCATGGTGACACGAGTAAACGAATCATAGGAGAAGAGTTTGCCATGCAAGAAGACAAAGAAGAAGAACAAAAGAGTAAATTTGTACTGCAACAAATTATGGGACTGACTGAAAAATCAAGAAAGATGGGACCTTACATTGAACAGAATTACGGTGTAGCTCGGAACTTATTTGATGTAGGTTCCATACAATTTGCAGTACACTATATGTTCAAGTCAAAAGAGACGTTACATACCTTTATGAAGAATTGTGCAGATACCATCAAAGTAGGTGGGTATTTCATTGGAACTTGTTACGATGGAAGTAAAATCTTCCAAGAATTAAAAGACCGCAAGGAAGGTGAAAAAATAGAATTGTACAAATCTGAAGACTGTAAAAGTACGACAGACATGAAAAAAATATGGGCACTCACTAAAAAATACAATCAGACCGAATTCCCATCCGACGAATCCTCGCTTGGTATGACCGTAGGGGTATTTCAAGAAACCATTAACAAAGATTTTGACGAATACCTGGTTAACTTTCCTTATTTTATAGAAACCATGAAGCAATACGGGTTTGAGATAGAAGAAAGAATGCCTGGAACCGATTTTCCTGGATGTGGTAATTTTAGTGTGTTGTATGACACCATGGTGAAAAGAGGCGGTACTTTCATCATGTGTGAAAAAGAAAAGGTAATTTCCTTTATGAATAAATATTTCGTATTTAGAAAAACACGAAAGGTGGACTCTTTGCTTGTATTGAAAGGGTTCTCTAAGCCAGAAGAAGAATATTTTGGAAAAATAGGAAAGGCTATAAAATTAAATAAACCAATTAAATTAACAAAATAGAGATATGTTCAATACTATTCTTAGAGATGAATATTTACAATATCCATGAGTTAATACCTATTATCCAACCCATGGATATTCAACTGAACCAAAAGAAAGTGGTCTATACGAATATTACATTACGTAGTTATATCCATACCATTAAAAAAGAAATTGACCATTGTCTCGTAGAATGGGAAAAGAACAAACGAAAATTAAACCCCTATGAATATATCAACACGCCTTTTGATTCTTTTACTCCGTGTGTCTGTATCTATAAGCCCATTTCTCGGGCATTTTTTAAATTATTAGAAATCATTCATTCTTTTCCGTTTGTATTCCCAAAAGTAATGAAAACCTTTCATCTGGCTGAAGGACCTGGTGGTTTCATAGAAGCGATACAATATACGCGTAAAAATAACAATGATAACTATTATGGTATGACATTATTGGATAAACACAAAGACGTGCCTCTATGGAACAAATGTGAACGAAGTATCATGAAAGGCTGTCCAAATATTATCATTGAGTCAGGCGATGGAACAGGAAATCTATATCATCTAGAAAATTTACTCTATGTACGTAAACATTATGATAACGCGATAGACTTTATTACAGCAGATGGAGGATTTGATTATAGTATTGATTTTAACAATCAAGAAGAGAGTTCACTGCATCTGATTTTCTCTGAGATTTGTTTTGCGATTATGATGCAGAAAAAAGGTGGACATTTTGTATTGAAAGTGTTTGATACCTTTAGTTCCTCCACCATAGAATTGCTTTATTTATTGACCTATCTTTATGATGAAGTGAACATTTCTAAACCTCTTACAAGTCGTCCCGCTAATTCAGAAAAATATGTCATATGTACAAAGTTTAAGATGGTTCACAACTTGGAATTATTGAAAGACCGTATCTGTGAAATCTATGAACAAACCCAATCCACAACGTATCATTCTATTCTAAATATAGAACTGCCCAATTCTTTTTTGAATAAAATTAGAGAAGTCAATTCTATTTTTGGACAAAGTCAGATATCCACCATCCTTTCTGTACTGACCTATATTACCGACGAAAAAAAGTCTGAGAAAACAGACCAACTTAGAAAATCCCATGTCAACAAATGTGTAAAATGGTGCAAAAAAAATCACATGGAAATCAACGAAAAGTATTACGGTATTTATTAAATTATTGTGATATATATATATATGCCACCAATACACAGTACAGAAGATTACAATGTATTTGAAG